TTGCACCGGGAAATGCTTGGGGATATAACTCTCTCGACTTGTCAATAAGTTCTCTTAGTTCTGGCATAGACCTTCTAAGTATTAGAGCTCTGTGAGCTTTTCTGTGGGCATAACGTAATGGGTCAACTAGCATAGCATAAGATTTACCACCACCCGCTGCTCCACCGTAGAGAACATCTTTTTCATCTGCTGCTAAAAAACTTGTTTGTGGTCCTTCGTTAGGATGGAATATAACTTTAGCATCCTGTAATGTTTCTTGTACAGACGGAGTTAAACTGTTTAAGTCTTCTGTTGTAACAACTTTATTACTGTTATCTTTTTCTAAAGCTTCGATAACTTTACTTTCTCGTTTTAGTTTTGTTTCTTTATAAGCTACTTTCTTTTTTAGTTTTTCTAAGTTTTTCTTTTCTTGATTTATTTTTTGTTTTCTACGTTGTGCTTTAGAAAAGTTGTAATTACTTTTTACTCCTTTTGGTCGTCCTGTTTTTCTTTTTGGTTCACCTTTGGTATTAAGAACAAAGTTACCTTCGGTATCTTTTTCATATTCATCTGGTAGTAATTCCCATAAATCTTTTTTAAGCATTTTAGATAATGCTGTATGACTTATTTTTCTACCAGTTTCAACAGATACTGCTTCAGCTGCTTCACGTAACGAAGCTTCTTGCTGTATAACAGCTTTAAGATATTTTTGTAAGACTTCTAGTTGGTCGGGTATAGGTTGTAGATAACCTTTGATTTCCGATTCTCTGTAACCGAATGGTATAGTTCTAGACTTTTTTTTGATGTAGCCTTCAGGCAGCATACTCATTTTTTTCTATACTTTCTGACTTTAGCAGCTACCTTTTTAGGCTGTTTAGAAAATTGTTTTCCTTTCTTTGTATCTGCTCTTTTCTTTCTTGTTGTAGCAGCATACTCTTTAGGGCTTAAAGCTTTTATAGCTTTTTCTGGTAAATAACGTTCTCCGGTCTTAGATGATTTTTTACCGGACTTAGTTCGCCATTTTTGTTCAGTCCACTTCTTAAGACTTTTTTGTGATTTTTTTAGTGCCATATTTTTTCTTTTTACTTTTACCGGCTTTAGATAAAGCAATAGCCACAGCTTGTTTCTGTGGTTTACCTTCCTTTTTTAGCCTTCGTATATTTTTGCTTACGACCTTTTGGCTTTTTCCTTTTGTTAGTGGCATCGTTCCTTAACCATTCCTTCATGAATCTAAATGCTTCCTCTACTCCGTACAACATTACTTTTTGTAACCTCCACCTTTGGCTTTGTACTCTTTGGCTAAAAGCTGGGCTTTCCGAGCAGACCACTGACCGGGTTTACCACCTTTAGAACCGGCCTTAATCTTTTCGAAAAGCCTCTTACGCATACTCGGCTTGGTATAATTACCAGCTTCGTTGACACGTGATTTAGGCTTTCTTTTTGTTGTTGTGCTTTTTCTTGGCATGTCCAAATATCCTATCGAAGTTATCTCGATACTCTTGTGTATAAACACCGGGACGGGCTTTAGAGCCTTTCCCAGCTATTGTTCCTGATTTAAATTTAACCGGCTTATCCGGGCTTCCTATCTGTGGCATTACTTCTTTTTCTTGTTAGCCCACTTTTTGAGTGGTGCAAACCATTCTGGCTTAAGTGCTTCGACAGCAACAACAAGAACAGCAACGCAAAACATAATTATTAATAAATATTCCATTTTAGTTCCTTCTTAATAATAACAATAATTTATATTCTTTTTCTTTCTTTTGCAAGATAGTTTTCTTCAAAACTTTCTTTAAAGTTAGTTGTGTTGTAATAGACATAACGCACCTCCATTTAGATTGTGCGTTCCTTCAACTACAACAAAGTCTACTTCCGAACCTTTACAAGGCTTGAACGTTTACCATTTAACTTTATCGGCCCAATATGCTGCTGACATTTTGCCTTTGGCAATATTCTTAGCATGTCTAGCCTTAAAGCTTTTTCTTTTTGCTTTCATCTTAGCTGATTCACCTTTCTTAGGCTTACCAGCTGTTTTAGCTCCTTTTTCACCAAAACGAATAAGTTTAATCTTTTCACCTTCTTTAGCCACAACAACGTGGGACTTCTTAGGGTGATTGGGTGTTCTTTTAGGCTTGTTATAGCCAGACACCCCTGCTCGTTCTAGTCTAGGGTCTTTCTTTTTAGGCATCCGTTATTTCTCCTTCAATAATAATCCTATCCTTTTCAGGTAAGATAAATATACCTCCATTGACATTATGGTCTACAGAGACCTTATCTGTCTTAGTAACACCTACTCTGTCTAACAATGTCTGGGCTGCTTGGAGCTTAACGTTGCTATTAGCTATAGGTTTATCGCTTGTCATAAGCTCAACAAGCTTGAATGCAGCTTTAGGAGCTTCTTTTGCTAGGATGTTCTGGGCTAAATCGACTATCTCTTCTTTTAAACTTTTAATGACTTGGTAAGGATTTCCCGAATATCCAGCAAGGTCCGCTGCTTTATGAATGTCGCCTTGTGTTTCCATAAGGCTGTTTAGAAATAACTCTTGCTTCTGAGTTAGCTTTCTTTCTTTACCGGTAGTCAAATTCATAACACTTATTATAGTGTCGATATTAAGTTATGTCAAGTATTTTACTAAAAAGCTTGACAAAATCTAATTTCACCTGTACAATATCCTTGTAGCCCACCGGGGTAAATAGTATATCCCTATCCAGACCTAACCTAATCCTATATAGACTTAATAAGCCCGACCTAACCTCTTTCAAGTTGACACTTGTTTTTTGTTCAAAATGTATAAGCATGTGTATATATATGGGGGGAGGGGGGTGGTACTCCTGCCCTAGGGGGTTAGGCAATCTCAAAAGACTAAAAAGACTCTAAAGAACTTCAAAGACTTAACAAAACTTGATAGGAATATGCAAAGAACACCTAAAGACCTATAAAGCTTTATAAAGTCTTTAGAGTTTACAGAGATTTTTAAGCAGTAATGAGCCATAAAAATAAATATAAAACTTTATAAAGCTTTACAGTCTCAACAGATTTTAAGAGCCTTAGAAAGCTTTTTAAGGTCTTACTGCTATGTCCCTATTGCTTAACACAATATCGAAGCTTACAGAGCCGTTTAAGGCCTTGTAAACCTATAAATATTTTATGGGGTGGGGTGTGCCCGAATTAATGAGCCAGAAAAAAGACAAAAAAAACCCCGTATTGCTACGGGGCTCAACAAAGCTTAATAAAGCTTAAAGAAGTTGTTCAGCTAACCTAGCCTTTTTAACTTCTCTAATTGCTTCAATCACATCTTTAGGCACTCTTTTTAAGCTTAGATACTCAGTAATGTGTTTCTGTTTCAAAACTTCACTTGCTTTCTTTGCATTAAGCTTATTCAAGAGATAACCCCTAAAAGAGTTATAACCCAAGTCTTTAGGGCATGTTGCCATAGTTGCAAAAGTCATTGAGACTTTTTTAACTTGGCCATATGTTGCTTTCATATTGGCATTTGCTGATCAATCAACAACAGGTGTAGAAGCTTTAACTGCTTCTTTGACGATTTTTAAATTTTTCTTATTTGCTTTCATATTTACTCCTTATTTTGAAAGATTAAAATTTAATTGTTCAACCTAGAACACTATCAAGCTTAACCACGTTTTTTTAAAAAAGCAAATATATTTTTTTCTGTTGCCCTAAAGGTCTTTATAAAGCTTTATAAGGCCCAACAATCTACATTAAGTTTTGGTGGTGTCAAACACTTAGGCAGGAGTATGCAAAACTTTACATGCACGATAAAGTTCTTTATGCGTTCCTTGGATTGACTCGATAACCCCGAACAGTCATACTGTCATCAGTTCGGCAATCAAGCCGACAAAACTAGGAGAAAAACATGTTCGAAGGAATTGTGTTCGGAATCGTTGACAACGGAGTGTTAGCTCTGTGTGCCCTTTGGGGAATAGACATTGACCAGAAACTATCTGGCAAAGGTGTTAACGGAGCTTTGTTTGGAGCTTTGTGGGGAAATACTTTGTCTGACTTTTTGGGTGGAGTATTCGACTTTGGCTTCTTTGTAAGTCTTAACATAGCTTTAGGGTGCATGGCAATCATACCTTTGGTGAGTATTTACACGAGGTGGAAAAATGCTAAGAATTAAGTTAAACTTTCAAAATATGTCTTTAGAGCAAAAACTAAATTATCTTGACAGCATTCAAGGCTTTGTGCAAGATTGGTTAGGTCATGATGCTCAAGGTCAAGAACTTAGAGATGACTTTGGTTGTCCTATGAAATTTACGATTAACGAAGAATTTAAAATGATGGGGAAAATAGCATGAAAATACTTGACAGAACTTCAAAAGAATTACAAGAATATTTGCTCAATCCAAAGCAAGGCAATCACTACAAATGTTTTCTTTGGACAAGAGAAGGCTTTAGATTTGTCGAAGTCAAAGTTGCTCGGAAGTGGGTAAGTTTGAAATGGACAAAGAGTCGTCAAAGACTAACGTTGGATTTATGGAAGAATCATGCATGGCTTCAATGGCGATACAATGCTCGGAATGACGCATGTATAAAGGCTTTCGAGGAAACAGGTTCATACAAAAAACCTAACTCATGGTACAAAGCTTATGGCTTCGAAACTAATCCAGAACATCAAAGCGTAAACAAAACAGCGTGGAAATGTTAATTAATGTTTTATGCACACGATAAAGTTCCTTATGCGTTCCTTGAGTTGCATTCGGATTCATGTTGTGGAACAATGGTATCAGTTCGGTGATGAAGCCGAACAACAACGGAGAAAACTATGGATAGACCAAATCCAAAACCAATCATGTTCAGAGATGGCAAGATTGTAAAACTAAAACAACAAAGCTACTATGATGCTAAAGTAGTAGAACAAGAAGAAAAACAACTAGAACTAGGTATAGTATTCTCAACAAGAGAACAAGCTATACAAAAACTAAATAGTCTAAGAGCTAGAAAGATTGATGACTATTCGTTCAGAAACGATAGATACGAAATATACAAAGCTAGAAATAGACTAATAGCATTGAGAAATATTACTAGACAGAAGTTTAACAACAGTTATGCT